GGGTAGATTTCTTGCCCTGCACTATACTTACTGCGTCTTCATTTTGGTTCGTCATGGCTATTCTGCCTTGGGGGTATTCGCCGCGCCCCCTTCCCGCAAATATGCGGGCGCCTGCACATTTGATTTAGCGTTCGCCGCTTTTGCAGCTAATGCGGCAACGTTCTCGATGGTTCGCTTTTCGGTTTCAGATGCCACACGATAATTATCCAGCAGTGCCATTTCTCGGTCTACCACCTCAGACTTTGGAAGCCGGTCTCGGAATCGCTCGATTAATTGATCTTTTTCTAATTTTTCGTGATATGCCGCCTCCTGCATATCAGTCATCAGCGTCCGACTGAACGGCGCATAGTGCATCACAACATCTGTGACTGCGTTGGTGGCATCCTTAATTTTACCCATCGCCACATCTATCTTGAGCATCGGCCCTGATCCTTCCATTAGCCAATACGGGCTAATGTTAAATTTATTAACCAAAACCTCTGCAATTTCGGGAGGCACTTTTTTTAATCTTCCGCTCATAAAGTGCTTGATTTGCCCGAGGTTCACTCCGTATTCGTCTGCCATCGACTGGTAGGTCAATCCAGTTTTTCTAATTGCCTCTTGGGCGCGTTCGATTTGGTTCATAGTTAAAAATATGTTGTTTTATGTCTTGCTCTGGTTAATAAAATGAACTAACATACATATATCAGCTAACTATATATCAACCAGATAGAAAGGACAGGGAATTTCATCATGACTCCCGAACGTGTGAAGCAATCTTTTAGGAACCGTGGCGTGACGTTCACGGATTGGGCCAAGCAGCGCGGCTATTCCCCAGCTGAAGTCTATCGGGTACTCAATGGCCAAGCTAAATGCAATTATGGTAAAGCTCACGCCATTGCGGTCGAATTGGGCTTGAAGGAGGCGGCATGACCGCATCAACCGCAGCTCCGATATACGCCTTGGTTGTCCCAGGCTCGGAGACCAGCAAGCCGCGCTTGAAGCTTGCTCTTTCTGCTGGCTGCGCCCTACAGGCAAATGAATTCGAGAATGTGATGCAGCGGGTAAAAGGTGTCTTGAATATAAGCACAGATGTTGGCCTCGCTATCGCATTGGGCATGTCGTCACAAGCATTTGCCAATAGGAAAAAGGGGCAATCGATCCCGTTTGGCAGATTGATTTGCTTGTTGGGAACAGTAGATTCCGATTGTTTTCGCTGGGTGCTTACCGGGCAGCAAGTTAGTAAAGCTAACTAGAAAGGCAATGTGCATCATGAATGCGGTTCTTTCACGTTTGTTTGACTTTACCCAAGCAGTTGTCATCGCTGAGTCAATGATTGTATTTACGAATGATAGGCCGTCGCTAAAGAAGGTCCGGGAGGTTCTAACGGAGAAGGAATGGCTGGTGCTTAGTGGAATCGCCGTGAGGCTCACGACGGCCAAGAATGCAACGGTGACGAAATGAACGCCGACAAAAAATACACCAACGATGCGCAGCAGCGCCTGCTTCAGGTCGTGATGTTGCTGGGTGAGGATGTCATGACTGGATTTTCGCCGACCCAAATTGCTAACACGTTGAAGGTGCCTCCTTCGTATGTCACACGCGATCTGGACAACCTCAAGACCGCCGGGTGGGCAATTCAAAACGAAGAAACCTTGCGCTGGACTCTCGGCGCGAAAGTCGGATTGCTCGGAGTGAAGGTGATGCATGGCATTGAGCGCGCCGAACGGAAGGTGGCCGAGGCACGCAGCCGCTTTATTGGAAATTAACGAAGGAATATATACATGGCACGTAAAAAAAATAGTTCAGTCATCGCGGTTGAAAACGAAGTCGGGACCGAAGTATTGGATAAGTTAAACCACACCGCGCTCGAAATGGGTGGTAATGCTGCCAAGGTCGCAGAGTTGATCGGATATGTGCTTCCTTACAATCGCGAACATGTGATTCACCTCATTAAATCGCATGCTGAAACAGCTGCGGAAAACATGCTGGAAATGGGGCGCAACCTCCTTGTTTTGAGAGGAAATGAACCACATGGCGAGTTCATTGAGATCATTGAGCAGAGATTGGGACTTTCCTATCGGACGGCTGCTCAAACTATGCAGGCGGCTACGAAATTCCTCAATCCGTCGCTAAGTCAAAATGTGAAAGCACTTGCGTCGCTGGGGAAGACGAAAATGTTTGCGCTGATGGAGGTCGACGAAGAAACGCTAAAGGAATTCTGCGAGGGCGGCAGCGTTGCCAATCTCACGTTGGATGACGTTGACCGCATGTCGTCGCGTGAACTGAAGGCAGCGCTACGCGATGCCCGTGAAGAAAAAGCCGCAGCGGATAAAGTGATGGCGGATAAGGGTCGAAAAATCGACAAGCTGGAGACACGGTTGAAAACCGTGGAATCCAAGATCGAGCGCCATACCCCGAACGAAGCAGGCGATGCGTTGTTGAACGAAACGACCAAGTGGGTGCGCAATGCCGAGGCGATTATTCGGGGCGAAATACGGGATGGGCTGGGGCTGCTGAAGGAGCATGCCGATGAACATCATGTGGATTTTTCGGAAATCAGCAGCGGCCTGCTCAATCAATTGACGTCCAGCATCAACGAATTGCACCTGACGATGGGCATTAAAAAGGTCGCCGACGGCGACCCACGTCCAGACCATGCGAGGGGCGAATGAGAGCCATGAAGTCAACCCCTGAAAAAAAGGCAGCGAAGCCAGCAATGGAAACAACCGGATATCGCTTGTGTGAAGAGCAGAAGCTCCTACTGGATGAACTGCAAAAGCGACTCGGGCTTATCCAAATGTATGCGGGCAGTATGGAATATTGGGCAGGCAACGTCCTAACCTATTTTTGGGAGTTGCGGACCTTGGCGTCTGCCGGAAATGGAATGGAAGCGGAGTTGGAAGAGATATTTCATATATTGAACAAATGGCGTGTGGGTATACAGGAGAAATCTAGGGACATAAGACGGCTTGCGAGTATAAGAATTGTCACGTCGAAATCCGATAAATAACCAATGACCGCGCCCATTCTAGTCAACCGTCTGGTCGCCATCGCGCAAGCGGCGGCAACCGCGCCGCACGGGCAACGGGAGGCGGTCTATACCGATGCCGTCGCCGAACTAGGCATCAGTCGGGCCACGCTGCTGCGCAAATTGAAGGAGGTATCTGTGTCCAAGCCACGAAAGCAACGCGCCGATGCCGGTGAAACGGCTTTGACCCGTGATGAAGCATTGCTGATTTCTGCCGTATTGCAGGAAGCAACACGCAAGAACGGCAAGCGGTTGATGTGCATCGAGCAGGCGGTGTCGATCTTGCGCAGCAACGGCGAGATTGTCGCGGCGCGCACCGATGCGGAAACGGGCGAAATGACGCCGCTGTCGGATACCACGATTGCGCGTGGCTTGCGCCTCTACAAATTACATCCCGATCAATGCTCTGCGCCTGAGCCGGTCACGCGCATGGCAAGCAAGCACCCCAACCATGTGTGGCAGATCGATGCGTCGCTGTGCGTGCTGTATTACCTCAAGAAAGAGGTCGGCTTGCAGGTCATGGCGCATGACGAATTTTACAAAAACAAACCTGCCAACTTGAAGCGCATCGAAAACGACACGGTGTGGCGTTATGTGGTAACGGATCACGCCAGCGGCTGGGTGTACGTCGAATATGTGACGGGCGGCGAAACCGGGCAGAACCTGTCCAATATCTTTATCAACGCCACCCAGAAGCGCGAAAACGATCCTGTGCATGGTGTGCCGATCATGGCGATGCTCGATCCGGGCAGCGCGAATACCGGCGCAGTGTTCAAAAACCTTTGCAAAGCCCTGTCGGTGCGCGTACAGATCAATACGCCGAAACGCCCTCGGGCCAAGGGGCAAGTCGAGCAGGGGCAGGATTTGGTCGAGTGCCGATTTGAATCGGGGCTGAAGTTTGTCGCCATTGAATCGTTGGCCGACCTGAATGCGAAGGCCGTTAAATGGATGAAAAACTTTAACGGCGTGTCCGTTCACACGCGGCATGGCATGACGCGCTACGAGGCGTGGATGCGCATTACTTCCGATCAGTTGCGCATTGCGCCGCCCGTTGCGCTATGCCGCGAACTGGCGGTGACTGCGCCGGTCGAGCGTACTGTCTCCCCGTATTTGACGGTCGAATTCAAGAGACACGAATACGACGTTTCTGGATTGAAGGACGTGCTGGTCGGCGAAAAGCTGCTTGTTTGCCGCAACCCGTGGCGTACCGACGCCGCGCAGATCGTGACTACCGACGCCGATGGGCGCGAAGTGTTCTTCGTTGCCGAGCGGGTCAACAAGGGGGAATTCGGCTTTGCCGAGGGAGCAGTCGTCATCGGCGAGAACTACAAACGGCATGCCGACACGCCGGCTCAGACCAACGCCAAGGAAATCGAATTGCTGCTGACCGGCAAAAAGACGCTGGAACAAGCCAAGGCCGCGCGCAAGGGGAAGCAGTTGGCGTTCGACGGCAAACTCGATCCGTACAAGCCCCTGGACGACACCATTGCGCCCGCCTACCTGCCGCGCAGAGGAACCGACATGGATATCAAGAACCCACGAATCGAAACGAAGCCGTGGTCGCACACCAAGACCGCACTGGAACTGGCGCGGCGCGGCGTGGAAATGACACCGGAGCGCAATCGGATGATCGCGCAGTGGTATCCAGACGGCGTACCGGAGTCCGAACTCGACGCATTGCAAGCAAGGATCGTCGCGCGGCCAACCCTGCGCGCAGTGTCATAACCCAACAATCGAACCGACATGACGCAATCTATCCATACCCTTCAATCCCTGCTCAAGCAGGTCGACGCGACGCAATCCGACCTGGCGCAAGCGTGCGGCGTCAGCAAGGCGGCGATCAGCCTGGCCGTGTCCAAGGGCAAGTGGCCGCTGCGCCACCCCGCAGCGCTGCGCTCCACCGTTCGCCGCTATTTCGCCGACCTTGGCATCGAAGCAGCGGCCATCGATGCCGCCATTCGCAACACGCATAAAAAAACCGGAACCAAGGCTGCAACCCTGGCTCCGGCCGTACTGCAATACCCCACTACTCACTCGAAAGCAATGGAGGATTCCATGTTACTGCAAAACGAAACACTCACCCCCGCCGCAAGAAAACATTTTGGATTGCTGCGCAACCCGTTCGCCGACGACATCACGTCGCAGGAGGATGTTTTCATGTCGTCCGATATCCGCTATTGCCGCGAGGTGTTATGGGATGTCGCCAAAAACGGTGGATTCTGCGCGCTGATCGGCGAGTCCGGCAGCGGCAAAAGCACCTTGCGCGAAGAATTGTCGGAGCGCATCGCCCGCGAAAAGGCATCGATCATCGTCGTCGAACCTTACATCCTGGCGATGGAAGATAACGACATCAAGGGCAAGACCTTGAAGTCGTCGCAAATCGCCGAGTCGATCATCCGCACACTGGATCCGACTGCCGGCATCAAGCGGACGCCGGATGGCCGCTTCCGCCAGTTGCACGAATTGCTGAAGGCATCCTACAAGGCCGGCAATTCGCATGTGCTGATTATCGAAGAAGCGCATAGCCTGCCCATCGCCACCTTGAAGCACCTGAAGCGCTTCCGCGAGTTGAAAGACGGCTTTGCGCGCCTGCTTGGCGTGATCCTGATCGGCCAGCCGGAATTGAAGTCGCGGCTGTCGGCGCATAACCCGGAAGTGCGGGAAGTGGTGCAGCGCTGCGAGGTGGTCGAACTCGGCCCGCTGGATCGCTATGTCGAAGCGTACATCGGGCACCGGCTGGCGCGCGTCAACAAGCCGGCGGCGGAGATATTCGACGCCGATGCATACGACGCGATCCGCGCCAAGCTGACGCGCACGGTGCGCGGCGGCAAGCCGTCCGATGGCCTGTCGATCTGCTATCCGTTGGTGGTCAACAACCTGATCGCCAGGGCGATGAACAACGCTGCCCTGATCGCGGCGAGCAAGATCGGCGCGGAACTCATCATGGAGGCCGACTAATGGGAACGATCAAGGTTGGGCAGGCATGCGCCGCCTTCAAGAAAAGCACGCCAATCTGCGGCAACTGCGAACACGAAAAGCGAGAGCGCGATGAGGCAACAAATCGCACCACGCGCTCTTGCAAGCTGCACGGCTGGTATGTATTGATGAGTTCGACTTGTGCGAACTACGTCGTTAGGAACAACAACAGGAGGTCGCAATGATGATGCCGGATATCCAGGTCTTTACGCCCATCACCATGCAACGCCTCGGCTTGCAGAATCGCGTGCTGCGCCAGTTGCGCGCGATGGGATGCCAAGTGCTGAACACGGCGCTCGATCCGCGCCTGACTATCGAAATCAAGCCACCGGCATCGGCGCTGCGCCGGTCGAAATGCACCGTCCGCCAACGTGCCGCCAGTGGCAACGATGCGGTGGTCAGCGTCGAGGTCGACGGCTGCCTGGTCAAATGGACGGAGGCGAAATGGTGAAGGAAAAGTACGAAGGCATTCGCAGCGGTAGCTTTGCAGAGCGGGCAATCGATTTCGTCATGGAAGTGAAGTCGATCAGCGGAACGCGACTTGCAGACCACCTTGGCACAACGGTGTCTAACCTGAAAAATGTGCGCCGCGCCGTCGATCTTGGCTTTCTTCAGATCGCCAAGTCGGAGCGCAACCGACATAACCGATGGCTCAATGTTTACACCCTTGGCGAAAAATTCGAGGAACACGAATACGGCGCTCTCTGCGGCGTTACGCCGGCAACCGTCAAGCCGGACGCCGAACCGGAAGCGCCAGCCCTTGTGCAGCCGCGTGCAGCGCCCGTATTCAGGCCGCTCAATCTTGCGGCAATCTTGCGCTTGCCGCACCGCGAAGGCGCGTGGGATTTCAGGAACATTCCCAGCGTGTATGCGAGGGCTGGAAAATGACAAATAGCGAAGGAGAAATGATGCAATCGATGAACGAAATTGAAGTAGCAGCAAAACGGTATACCGGAGCGCGTGCCGTATTGAAATTGCTAGTCATGGAACTGAACGGCGAAATTGAAGCAGTAAAGAAAGCACGGCTTACGGCAATCAGGAATGCAGTGGCGCGCGCCGCCGAGCGGCACGATGCGCTGTTCGCCCTGGTCGACGGCGGACGGTCGTTGTTCGAGAAACCGAAGTCCCGCGTACTACACGGCGTGCGGGTCGGGTTCGTGAAAAAGCCGGGCGCAATCGATATCGGCGACGAAGACGCGACGCTCAAGCGCATCAAAAAAATGTTTGCCGACGACGAACAAACGCTGGCACTGCTCATCAAGACAAAGGAAACGCCGATCAAGTCCGGCCTTGGGGAATTGACCGCCGACCAGCTTAAAAAATTGGGGGTCGCGGTCACTAACGACGCCGACGTGCCATTCATCAAGCCGGTCGACAGCGGCGTCGACAAGCTCGTGCAGGCGCTGCTCGACGATGCGACGGAGGAAGCATGAATACCTGCGTGCTGAATTTTCACGGTGAGTTTGCACCGCTGGTCGAATCGGGCCAAAAGCCGCACACGATCCGCGCCCGCCGCATCGATGGCCGCGATCCTTTGCCGGGCGACATGTTGCACCTGTATCACCGCAAACGCGGGCGTCCCGCATCGTTGCTGCGGCGCGAACCGTGCATCTATACCGTCGAAGTGACGATCCAGCCGAGCGCCGGCAAAGTGCATCAAGTTTTGCTCGGCGGTCGTTTGATCGACCAGGCGGCGATTGAAGCGCTTGCCCGTGTCGACGGTTTCGCCGACGGCAATGCGTTTGTGCAGTTTTTTGAACGGATGTATGGCTTGCCCTTCACCGGCCTGCTGATCGGCTGGACTCCCTCTCCCACACACAGTACGAGGCACTAAATGAAAAAGTTCATTACCGAAACGGAAATCACGACCGCCAAAAGCGAAGTCCTGCGCGCGGCGTTGGGCATTTGCGCGTTGGAAGAGACCGACCTTTTCTTGCGGCTTGAGGAAATCTACTGGAAGGGATTCAAGGCCGCACTGGAATGCGTAGCGAACGGCAATTCGGTTAACGACAACAATGCAGTGCATCCCGATACGGTGCGTCTGGATCATCTCATCGCAGCGGATCACTCCATCATCGGGATTCTCGACAAAAACAAACCCCGGGTCGGGACCATCGAAAGCATTCACTTCATTTTTGAGAATCCGAAGCGAATCCGTGGCAGCCAGTACGACGCGAACGATGTCCGCGCCGCCATTGACCGGAGCATCGCGCATCAGGTCGAACGTAATGCCGCAGCAGCCGGAGCAACGCAATCATGAGCCACGCCAGCGCGAACGACATCCAAAAGCGCGAGGTGCGCCTGATAAAGATCGCGCAGCGCGAGTTGCAGATGGAAGACGACGCCTACCGCGCCATGCTGTTGGCGGTCGGCGGCGTGCGGTCGGCGACCGATCTCGACGCTGCTGGCCGCAAGAAGGTTCTCGACCGCATGAAAGCCTGCGGCTTCAAGGTGAAGACATCGCCGGCCGGCAAGCATGCCGGCGACAGCCGATACCGCAAAATCCGCGCCTTGTGGAAGGAACTGAAGGATTGCAATCTGGTTGAACACGATACCGACCAAGCGGTGCGCGCCTATATCCTGCGCACTTCGGGCC